CGGCGGTTCCGCAAACCGCTGGCGTCGTGGTCGCCATCGCCCTGGAGGACGCCGAGGCCGACGAAACCGTCGAGGTTCTGCTGATCCAAGGCGGCACTGCTCCGGCATCCGGCGGCGCGTAAGCCATTCGGGCCAGGCTGTTCCCCACATCACCCAAGACATCAAAGGACTCTCACCATGTCGCAAATGTCCCCCGGCCAAGCGCGCGTCGTCGACCCCATCCTGTCGACGCATGCACGCGGCTACCGCCAAAGCACCCTCATCGGCAAGAAGCTCTTTCCGGTCGCGCCCGTTGCGCAGTACGGCGGCAAGATTCTCACCTTCGGCAAAGAGGCGGTTCGCCTCTACAACACCAAACGTGCCCCCGGTGCGAACACCAAACGCATCGACTTCGGCTACGAAGGCGACCCGTACTCCATCGTGCCCTCGGCCCTGGAAGCCAAGGTGCCGCGTGAGCTGATGCGTGATGCCTCGCAAGTCCCGGGTATCGACCTGGGCGCGCGCTCCGTGAATACGGTGCTGCGCATCATGGCGCTGGCACACGAACACGAATGCGCACAAATCGCGCTGGACCCGGCCAAGTACAACGCCGACCACAAGGTGAAGCTGGTGGGCTCTGCTCGCTGGACCTCGCCCGATTCGGACCCCACCAAGGACGTCGAAACGGCCAAAGAAGCCATTGCGGACAGCATCGGCATGGAGCCCAACCGCCTCATGCTCAGCCGCAAGGCGCTCAGCGCGTGCAAATACCACCCGAAGCTGATCGAACGCGTCAAGTACACGCGCGCCGAATCCATCACCATCGACATGCTGAAGGCGCTCTGGGAAGTCGAAGAGATCGTCGTCGGCACGGCTCGCGTTGCCACCGGCGCCAATGACTCCTTCGGTGACGTGTGGGGGCCTGACGTGTGGCTGGGCTATGTGAGCGACAACCCCGACCCCAGCGTCGAAGAGCCCAGCTTCGGCTACACGTACCAGATCGAAGGGCATCCGCTGGTCGAAGTTCCGTACTGGGACAACAACGCCAAGAGCTGGATTTACGGCGTCAGCGACGACAACACGCCGGCCCTGTCCGGCATGCTGGCCGGCTACCTCATCGAGGACGCTGGTCTCCCGGCGGCGTAAAGCTGCGTGACAGTGGCGCCTGGCCGCGCCTTGCGGCCTGGCCAGGTGCCCATCGACACAAGGAATCTGTCATGCCCCTGTATTCCGTCATCCAGCCGATCAAGGTGGGCGGCAAGGTCCATAAGCCCGGCGGCGATCCGGTCGAACTGTCCGAGGCGGTCGCTGCCGGCCTGGCCGGATATGTTGGGCCGGCCCGCGATCAACAAACCAAAGAGCCGGCGGCAACGTCGGACACTGGCCCGGCGCCCAACAATCCTCCGCCGCCCACCGCGACACCGAAGAAGACGGCCGTGACCAAGTCT